ATGATGTTGTTTGAAAAATAATTTGTTCGTTTCCGTTTTCATCATTAATTCCATGTGCATCATCAAAAGCTATATTGAAACTATTAGTATCTAAATCTCCACCTAGTTGAGGTGATGTATCTTCAGATATTTCTGTTAAACCTAAAGCAATCTCTTTAACATCTGGGTTTGTACCATCATTAGCTGTAGCAAAAACAACTTTATCTCCCTTATCAGTTGCTGAGAAAGTTACACTTGATCCTGAACCAGTTATATATTTAAATTGAACTGTATTCGATCCCGAAGTTGAGTTTCTTAAAATATAAAAAGTTTGTACATCTAAAGGAATTGTAACAACTTGATTTCCTGTAATGGTACCTGTGAATTCTATCATTCTGTGAGAAAGTACAGCACCTGTTGATCCATCAGATACAGATAAATCAGTTTGTTGTGCGCCACCAGCTATTGATTGCTGAGTAAATCCACCAGAAATTTGTTCTAAGATTTGTAAGTTTGTATTAGTTTTCGTACCCCATGTACCGGCGTTTTCACCAGTTGCCTGAAGTTCTACTCCTAAAGGTGTGTATGTTGATGCCATATTTTTCTCCTATGCAACGTCAGTATAACCCGTATTTGATCCGGTTGCAACATTTGTATACGATGAATTTGAACCTGTGTCAACTGCTTGATATGCTTGAATTCCAAAGCCTGTAGCAGTTCCAAATGCAGCTACAGAAGATGTCCCAGACACTCCTTCTAGTGTAAATGCAACATCAATTTTAAGTGATGGAGAACCAACAGAAGAAGTTGATGATTGACCTGTTACTCCCATTACATCCGCAGGAGATAGTGATCCTACCGCAGATGTTACAGATAAACTTGTAGGAATAATTATAGGATTTGTAGTGATAGCTACATCACCTATCGATACTGTTGCACTGACTCCAGATACACCCATGACATCTGCAGGAGATAAAGCTCCAACAGAAGCTGTTGCTGATTGTCCTGTTGGGCTCATCACATCCGCAGGAGATAGTGATCCTTGTGATGCAGTTGCTGATTGACCTGTTGGAACTAAATCAGGAACATCACCACGCATGGTCGCTGTTCCAATAGATGAGGTTAATGCACCAGGAGATGTAATACCAAGTGATAAATCATCTATATCAAGAGTAAATGTACCCCAAGCATTATTATTCCAAGCTTTAGCACCCCAAGTGCTATTACCTAAAGTCGATTGTAATTCAAAACCTGTTAATGTTGCATGAGCATCATTTGATTCGCCCCAAAATTCTTCACCCCAGCCATCACGGCCCCAACCAACTTCGTTGTACGCTTCTACCGTACCAACAGTCGTAGATAATTCTAAACCTGTAACTTCAACACTGTTGTCATTAACAGCTCCCCACTCACCAGTGCTCCAAGTTCTTCCACCCCATCCCGTTTGAGGAACACCCATATTAGTTCCATCACCGACGGATGTAGTTAAACCAAATCCAGTTAAAGTTACTACAGGATTGAAACTTTCTCCAAAAGGACCAACGTTCCAAGCATTTCTACCCCAACCATTTGATTGAAATGATAATAATCCATCCGAGTTTAAAGAAGTTGTTAATCCAAGACCAGTTAATGATACAGTATTATCTGATAATTCATTCCACTCGTTTTGACCATAAGCCTTACCACCCCAACCTTGTTGAGGCACACCCATGTTTGTACCACTTCCAACTGAAGAAGTAGTAGAAAACCCTGTAGTTGCTATGGTTACAGTATTAGACTGCCATGAGTTATCACCCCAAGAATTTTGTCCCCAGGTAGTTGACATAAGGAGTTCCTCCTTATGCTATTCTAATAATAGCGTTTGATGCGTCTGCTGTTGGAAATTGAATTGTGAAAGTTCCACTTGTTACAGTTTTGTCTGATCCAAAATCGATTGCGCACACTGCTGGATCACCTGTTGCACTGTCATTAAATATTAAACACCCTCTTGCTGTAAAAGATGCTGACGTAAAACTAGTGTCTGCAAAATCACAAACAGCTGTTGATGAATCTAAAGTTGGAGTTACGCTTGTAAGAGCATTTCCTTTTGCAGTATAACCAGATCCAGAAACTTCATTAGAAGTTGTATACGCAGTTGTGCTTGCACCAAGAGAAGCTGAGCTTGTATATAAAGCTAAATTAAAAGTATTACCAGACGACGCTGTAAAGTTATGTTCAGCTTGTAAAATTTCTTGTTTAAAACTGTTGCATATTGCCGATGTTATTGCCATAATTTATTCTCCTATTACGGTGTCGGTGAAGGGACTGGTATACGAACTGTTCCGTCCGTGTAGTCGTCTCTTTTACGTCTACCAATTTGCTCTGCAGCAAACTTCTGTATCTCTTGTTTATACTTTTGTTCATATAATGTCAACATATCCATTGGGCCTTTTAAAAAACCATATGCCTCTACTAAACAGGCATATAATAGACCATTTGGAAAATACTGACTTATATAAGTCGTTGTATTTGAGCTAGATAATCCATCAGGGATAGCCTCATAATGTATTTTAAATTTAAATGTGCTACTAGGTGCCGGAGCTAGCATTAAACGGCCTGACGTGGTGTCTGAGACGCCTGTAGCACCACCAAACATAGCATAATATTTAGGTGTTCCTGTTGAAGTTTCAGCTGGAATATATTCTTGTAAATAAGTTTCATCTTTTTTTTCTAACCAAGTATTAGCTCCTGTAGTCGCTGATGTAGACTCATAAACTTGGACACCTTTTACAAATAAAGTTTTCGCAGGAACATTTATAGTTGTTTGTCCAGTAACTAAATTACCTGTTTTTTGTTTCTTATAAGCATCAATTGGTACATCTCTTAATATTTTAAATTCTGCATCTTCAATAATTCTATTAACAATAGCCGCTGTTAACACATTAGAATCTACTTCTGTATAGTTTCTAATTTCAGTTACCAAATTATCGTAAGTAAATCCTGCCATTATGCTGTTAGTGTAACTGGTCCTGCAGTTATACTTCCTCCTCCTATGCTAGCTGTAGCCGTAGCTGTGCCGCTAGCTGTAAATGTATAATTATTAGCATCAACTTTAGTGATTGTAAATCCAGAAGAATTATTAATATCTGAACTTGAAATACCTAGCTGACCCTCACCATTTCTAAATCTAACCACATCACTTGTAGATCTACCATGGTTTTCTTCAAATACCGTTACTACTTGAGATCCATTTGTTATTTTTAAAGGGTTTAATGTAAGTAATCTTGCAACTGCTGGTTCTGTTCTTGCAGGTCTTGCATTTAATAAACCTTGCGCATCTGCAGAGTGTGCTTTTGGTTGAATCTGTGGGTGTTTCTTTTCAAACTCAGAAATATGCACACGAGAACCATTCCATTCAATAACCATTTCAGAATATGGAAATTCTAGTCCTGATCTATCTGAAATAAATTTTGCATATTTACCTGAAGATATTGCCATTATGACTCCGGATAATAAACTTTAGGACTAATATATGTGCTTGATGAAGAACCGTCTTCAGCTAAAGCTCTTTGTAATTCATCTTCATATAATAGTTTCATTTGTTGAACCATTTGTGGTTTAAATTTTTGTGAAAGATAATACGCTAAACCAGATGCCATGCAAGGAACAAAACGATAAGGTACATCAGTTGCATTTGTATAATCACCTACATCTTGTATTCTTTTTACATAATAGTAATTTATAAATTTACCTGCTTCAGAAGAACCAGGAGTGAGGTATAAAGTTATTGTAACTTTATCAATAAATCTTTGAACAAAATATTGTGTAGGTTGCCCTGTAGATGTTTTATTAGATAATGATTGATATTGAGATCTATTTATTTTTGTAAGAGGTGAATCTATATTAGAGTTTCTGTAAGAAACTTCTAACACATCATCTACACCATACACCGCTGTTGCATCAGAGGTTCCATCGCCTGTAGATCTAAACATTGTGTATACTGCTTGATCAGCAACTAAAGTAATATTATTATTTGCAACTTCCCAATAATGAAGACCTCTATTTCCCCATTCTTGAAACATTATATTTAAAGATCTTCTGGCGCTTTTTAATTGATAACCAGAAACTCCTTGCATACCTATTCTTTCATATGCTTCTTCAATGATTTCATCGATAGCAAATGTTTTATCAAACGTTGCTGTTCCCGAGGTAGTGTTAGCCATTTAACCTCCTACTTATCAATCAATACAGTCGCTTCAACGTTAGCACCGATTGCAGAA